TGCCTTAATAAAAGCTATGACAGCATCAAATTTTATAGCTGGTGCTGGTTACGAAACAGCAATAGACATAGAATTATTAAATCCTTTTGAAGAAATATATGTACCTAAAGCATATAGAGAAAGTGATAAAGCATCAAGATTACAAACAGTAGATGCAATATTTAATTCTATTGGTAGAACTCCTACAAAAAAAGAAAGAAACTATTACGAAGTATTGTTAAAAGATTTAGAACAAAAAGAATTTTATACTGATGAAGCTATTGCAAGAATGGAAGTAGAAGGTCCTGAAGTTACAGTTACTGAAACAAGAACAGCAGGTATTGACCCATTAACAGAAAGACCTATGGAGATAGTAGAAACAGAAGAAACTGTTGAGCCTATACCAGGTGAAGTAGATTCAGTATCAAGATTACAAGAAACAATTAAAGGAGATTTTGAAGGTGTACTTGCTAGGCAACAAGATGTAGCAAGAGCAAGAAATAATGCAGGTAATATAGCACAATCAATTATGCGATTAAAAGCATTGGGTGGATAATGGCTGTATCTGTAAGCGTAAAAGATTTAGTTGAATATTTACAAAACTTTGGATTAAGTGATGCATTAATTCCTCTGCTCATAATGACTGCATCATTTGAATCTGGTTTAAATAATGGTGTTATAGGAATAAATGATGATGGAACTAAAGACTATGGTGTATATCAATTTAATGTAGTACGTTTTTACGAAGATGGAGATAAAAATAAACCAGATAAAACATTACGATTGTTTTTTGACAAAATAGGTAAAAAATATACACAAGAAGAATTGATTGATAAATTAAATAACAATGAAGAGTTTGCATCTTTATTTGCTGCACATTACATAGAAAGATTAATAGATAATCCTAAATCATTTGGCACAAAAGGTGACCCATTGAATATTTGGAATGCTTACAAAGACCACGTTGTTCCTTTTACTAAAGGAGAAAAAATCGATAGAGATTTAGAAAGTGTTACTAATGCAATAGGTGCGTATGTAGATTCTTATATGCAATTAGAATCACAAAAATTTAAAAAGCTATTTAAAGTTGACACAAGTGTAGTTGATAGTTTAAGTGGTAACAATGGCTGAAGATAACACACCTACAAATGTAGTAGATGATGTAATTAAAAATAAAGGAACTTTAAATGAATGGTTTGATGAAGCATATTTTAAATTTAAAAAGGAAGAGAAATTAGTTTCAGGACCAATGGGTGGTCAGAAATCATTATTACAATATTCCGATTTTCAAGAGTTTTTAATTAATGAAAAGGGTTTAAGTAAAGAAACAGCAGAAACATTAATTAAAAATATTAAAGAAGGAGTTATTTCAGAAGTAAAAATGGGGCCTAACCTTACAGGTGGCATTACTCCTGAATTTGCAAGTAAAGCAGGTTATACAGATATAGGAATAAATC